TCTGATACGATTATCACATATACGTAAAGTAGCTTCGTCTTCCGGAGCTGCTCCAAATAGTAACGCCCATATAATTTTATACATACATTTAAATAAGTTTCCCGCCACTGTCATAGTAGCCTGTGGCCCACCTTGAGAAGTTAATATTGGTTCCAGAGCATCCGCTATAAAAAGTTGTGTCACGAATGTTCCGGTATGTTTCAAAACCGATACAATATATTTCTCAATTTCAGGCTCAAAGGCCAAGTCAATAAGAGTTGTCATAAAACGAGCCATGGTCATCTTAACTGGAACTTTATTAGCAAAATCATATATAGCCCACATAGTTGCAATCATCAGCCTGGTAAAATGTTTGTTAACCCTATCAAAGGGAGCAAAGATTCTAGAGAATTCCTTAGTTAAATACTTCATACCATGTATAACACATTCTGAGGCTACAATAGTAGTTCCCTCCAATAAAATAGTTTCACCAATAGTTTTCATAAGACCCTGGGAATTACAATCTACAGGTTCCTCAGTGACAGAATTAAGACCACAACTACTACAACCATACAAGTACTCAGCTAAAGCATAAGCTCTAATGGCCACACTACAATTCATACTAGCATAAGTTTTAATTGCTCGAAGCAACCCCGCACGAACATTGTCAAACAGCTTAGAATAACTAGATTTAGTCAAATTACGAAGCTTCTCCAAGAACACGGCGCGGACATCATTGCTAGCTCGCAACAAAAATCCTATAGCCGTGCGAAGCGCAACCGGATCAGTTGGACCAGCTCGAGTAACTGACGCCAAAATTTGTTTAACTAAATTGTCGAAGTGATAGAATTCATAATGTTTATTGACAATTTCCTCGGCGTAAGCACGTCTAGCCGACAAAGGTTTACGCCTTCTAGCCTCAGAATGCCACAACGGCAATGGCGGAGGTTGAGGTGCTGGCTGCAACACTTCCATGTCACGAAGCAAAGTTTTAGTAATTTTCGGATTGCGAGGCGCTTTACGCCACACGCTACGATAAGATTGCGGCTTAAAATCTCCTATAGAGCTCTCCAACAGCTCATCCTCCAACTCCTTGACTCGAAGCTCAGCAGCCATTTGCTGACTCTTCTCACGCGGAACAGTTTTCCTCGGAAACTTGAACCACCCCTTAAAAAGATCCACTCGTTGTTGAGTATTACGACACACCATACGCAAATGCTCGCCTTCATCAACTGCATTAATAAAAGTGAGCCGCAATGGATTATTGCGTTGAATTTTAATCGGTGGTTTTTGATCCCAGCTATAACGAGCAGAACCCGTTATAACTACAAGCAATGGTGGCGTGGGGGCTTGCGCCTTACGCCATTGAGCACCAGTAAGAATAACTTGCGAAGAAAAAGTATTGGTTTTATCGTTAGTTGTAGCCATAGTGAGAGAGTTTTTGGGGAATGCGCGTCTTTCCGTGCTGCCATCCTACTATCAGGAAGTCACTGGACTCTCCCAGTTGTCTGATCAAATAATGAACTGCTCGAGCATAATGCCCGACCAGAACAAGATCTGTCTCGGCATGTTTCGTCTAATAATTAGAACTTGGTCAATGCCTAAAATCCTTCCTACGGGACACCAAGGAGTATTTAAGCTATAACGCTCCCAAAAGCGGTGTTTTTGAATTCACACCAAGAATTCGAGAGTGAAACCAAACAGATCAACGAGATCAATGCTTTCACAATCAATTAGAAGCCGTTGACATACGCCTTCCAAGAATGCCAGTCTAACCAGTGCTGGATGGGTTATGTTTGACTATATGTACACACCATTTAGCTTCTCGAATATTTTCAATAGTGTTCCATAGACGTTAGGGTCTCCCCTATCCCTTTCGGGGCCGGACAAATTACCGGTGTCAGTAATAACTACCAAAAACAAACGCACGCGATAGGGGAAAACTATCGTTGAATGAACAATGGTGTTACGGGTACAAACAAAGGTTAAAACACAATGAGCAAAATACGAGTCTATATGTTTTTGGTTGTTTTTATAAATAAAATTTATTATCAAAATAAAAGTAAAGAACAAAGTAAAATTACTGGTAATAATAAAAGTTGAAAAAGTTCCACTAAAATATTTCACATAAACGTTCGAAAAGAGGAGAAATGGAACAATTTATTTCCTCATTAAAAACAAATATGTGGAAACAAATTAGGGACAACCCATAAAGGTAACCATTTCAAAGCCTACTAGAAACACCCATGAACAAACAGATAAAATCCAATAAGTAAGAAATGG